AGCGGTCAAAGACGGTATTCCACCACCTTCAGCTCCAGCGACTCTTTGGAGTGTTAAAGTTCTAACTCTTGAAGTTGGCTGCGCGAGTCCGCTATTGGCTTTGCCAGCCAAAGGATTTCCGTTGTTTGGGCTAATGTCTCTTAGAGTCTCGCCGCCGCCAGCACTTGGCGCAACTGTCCAAGCAGGCGAAACAGTAATATAATTCCCACCACCGTCAGTGCCTTTGGTTTGAATAAACGTAGTCGGCCCACTCCCTGTTACGTGACCTTGGAGTATTACTGGATCTCCTGGCGATCCAGCAGTCATACCATCATGCGAAGTTACATAGGCTTTGGTTACAGAATGAGAACCAGACGCAATAGTGACTGTCTGAATAAGAGGATAATATGGCAGAACTACGTTATCAATGTCTTCAGTAGTATTGATCTTGCCTTCAATAATATCAATCCTCGTGGCACTGACTGGTGAAGGGATTATAAAACTCGTAGATCCCCATTTGATTCCTTGAATCAACAACTCGGTCGTATCAGCAGTCAACGCGCTATCGGACCAAGTGTTTGGATCAACTTGAGCAAGATCATACATTGCCAGCGGCGGAATGTTCAAGGTCATATTTGTTGCATTACCAAACCCAGGAAGCGCATTGGTTAATCCATTCGGATTCAGTGTTGGATCTGGGAGGGTTACGAAAAAAGTCTGCCCGCCGGTAACGCCGCCGAAAATAGTATGAGCCAAGGCCATCATAGCCTTGACGGTGTTTCGTTGGATTTTTAGAATATCAGTAAACTGAGCAAGCTGTTGCAAATAAACCGTAACCTGATCCATTAAAAAGCTCCTTCGACTATGGCCTTTGTTCCGAGAGGCTTAATGCGATTCACAAGAAACTCGATGTCTTCTTTTTTGGCACTATTCGGATTAGTATGAACCTGGACATAAAAGGTGTAAATCAATCCCAATGATCCAGGCCCACCCACTCCAACATTTCCACCACCAACAGTCGCGTAGTTTGCTAGCCCATTATTCGCCACAGTGCCATCAGCGTTTTGAAACGCATGGATCTGTGAATTTCCATAAACATAACTCGGATAGGGATGGTACTTATGTTCAAAGCTACCAGAGCCAAATGGGCCATGCCACGCAGCCGCAGTAACAGCATCAAAGGGCTCGAAAACTCCAACTGACCCTCCGGTGAGTTCTTGGACAGATTGAATCACTCCTTGGATCGTAACTTTTTCCCGCAGAATCTCGGCCATGACTCTGTGGCGATAGGTGTTGTCTGCTTCACCGGATTTACGTGGCAAGCGAATCCCAGGTTCTGAGCCAAAATAATCCCGACCAAAACGATCTAAATAATTTCCGGTCGCAGTCATTAGACGAAGTTGTTTGCGACTATTAATCACAGCCTCGCGCGCCCAACCGATAGTCTGGGCGATCATCGAAATAATTAACCAGAAATTTCCACCGCGTTGTTTTGCTCGACCTTCGGTCCAAGACTCTGGGACGAGGCTGATTAATTCACTAGTAACAACATCCTGTGGCCCAGGACTGCCGCCAGAAACATCACTAAAGTCAAGAATAAATGGCATGATTATTCCGTTTCCATTTGGATAAGAACTTGATTTCCAGCGGAGGCTAAAATTCTTACTACTTGATTGTTGGTGGCGATTACGTCGGCTCGACCAGCGCCAGCCGTATTGCCTGCGAGGAATACGACGCGCGCTCCGACAGGGGGCATTGTAGCCGTCCAGTCGCCCGTAGAGCTAATGATACCCACGGGACTGACTAGGGTGACGCTGACGTTGGCCTGAACGGTTGAAACGGTAGGCACCGCTAGCCCTGGCTGAGATTGATAAAAAACAAAATTATCAGGATTACTCTCGTCAGTTATAATCACCTCGTCACCAGTAATAACTGACGTTGTAGAAGTCACAGGAATAATAGTAGTTGAGTTCTGCCCGTCAGTGGTAGTGCTAAGTCTTCTGGGTTTTAAAATCAAATCATGAAGATCAGCAATTTGCTCAGTTCTAACACTAAAAGCCTCGACCGAAGTCCCAGAGGGTGGAATAGCTGTTAGTGGGGGAGAAATCTCAACTTCATGAATCGGCGGCGGGTTTCCATCTTCACGAATCTCAGTAGGATTTCCGCCAATAGATACAACCTTTGGCAAAACTCCAGTCGCAGTAGTATAGCCTATGACCTTAAGCAATTGCCCAGTGGCTAGACCCTCAACGTCAGAAAGATTCAACCTCGAAGTCGTTGACGGGGGAGAATAAGCAACGGATTTGATTGTTAAATCCCCAGGAGAGTTGGCATTGAAGATTGTTTTGTAGAGAGTGGAAAAATGTACCTTATCCCCAGGACCGACGGAGCCATTAACTGTGTCAAGAACTCCATTGCGAATAACTGCCTGGAGAGCTCTAACGTCTGGAACTAGATCGTCTGGATAAACCACTCTGGCCATAATACAATATGCTACAGCCGCAGCTCCAGTGGTTGTTACTCTAACTCCTACAGGTCTGACTTCTGCAATGGCAGCGGCAATTTTTTCAACCGTAGGATTAGTAATCGCCCCGCTGCCGTCATCGACATAAATTGTTACAGTCCCAGTCGGCGGGTTGGGCTCAACAATTTTAAAAAACAACCCAGTCTGTACGTTGTTTACTGCTGTCTTAATCGCAGCCGCTGTGCCTCTAGTTAGACTTTGAATATAATCCACAAACACCTGACGCATTTCATCATCTGTGTCTGCGTCTCGGCCAGAGCCAAAGGCCAAGGGATTAGTAACATAATCAATCCCAGGAATTGAACTAGCAATCACTGTGACTCTATTTGCCGGGACATTCCCAATCACGCCGGCTTTAATGGCCTCAACTGGAATACTCGTTACCTCTGTAGTGCCACCAAGAAGCGTATAAGCCTTTGTTCCTGGATCATAACTCGCATGAGAACCCGTCGGGGCGATAATCAAAAACTCAATCGGCGGAACATCCGGGGTTTGAACCTTTTTTCCCGTGGGAATTGTAATCAGCGTCGGCGCTGTGGCTAGTCTGCCGAGAGTAACATTTCCTTGGGCTTTAACAGCCGGAGATCGTGAGAGGCCGAAGTCCGCAACAAACGTATCAACTGCATCTCCAGTGGCGGTAGATAATCTACTGTCTTTTAGAACCAGTTGGATTAATCTTTGCAGAACCAGAGCTACCAGAGCAACTGCATAAGCAATGGCTGTGATAAACGGCCCGACTGGTTTAGTCAAAGTCACCGGAGCGTTGGCAGTGATATAATCCAGTTGCAACTGAGCAAGTTGATTCAGGGTTCTGTATTGAATATCTTCAGATGCCATTTAAACTCCAGACAGAGAAATGTCAATAATATCTCTAGGCTTAAAAGCGAAACTTATTAATTGCAGATCTTTGGTATAGAATCTGATTGATACAATAAACTGACCATTGGGTTGAATGTCAAAGGTGACTTCTGGTGTTGGAGTAGTTGCAACATCCGGCTCTTGGGCAATCTGAGATTTAATCTGGCCTCGGATATCGAGAGCCGCGGATTTAGTTATAGGCTCGTGGAGGTATTTTCTAACATAAGTTCCATAATCAGGAAACACCACCCACTCGCCTTTGGTGGTTAATATCCTTCTAACCACTCGCTGAGTGAGTTCATCAAGGCCAGAAACAAAGTTAAAATCAAACTCGCGAGAACCGAGAAATGCAACATCTGATGAGCCTCCGAGGGCTAAGTCTTCTCCAAAAGGAGCATTAAAATCCATAGATGACATATAGATTTATCCCGCTGAAGACACCGTGGCTGAGGCTTGAATAATTGCTCCACAAGTCAATTGATCCAGGTGTCTGGCGATTTTCTGACCCTCAACTGAAACGGTTGTGGAAGTGGCAATGACAAAATAAACTCCACCAGAATGCACTGTGCCAGAGTTACTAATTCCATCACAAAGCGCCGCGTCATTGTGGCGGACAATTAACTTCCCTTCAGCCTTGGATTTAGTGGCACCAGAAGCAACAGCACCAGAGACTCTGGTTCCATGTTTAACTTGATCCCCATTAAGGACAATCTTTTTCAGTGCCATTAGTTGATCTCCACATTAGCGCCGTTGAATTTAATCTTTGCCCCTCCGCCGCCTTCGATGGTAATATTTCCACCGGCGTCGAAGTCAATATGTGCTCCGTCAGAGGTAACAACATAAGCGGTGTTATTGCCATTGAGTTCAACTTTAGTCCCAGTGGAACTCTGAAACCTAACAGTTCCATCTGTCAGAAGCTCAACAAAAGCCCCGCTTGAATGAGAGAGTCTTAGTTCTCCAGAAGATTTTCCATGCGGCGCGCGTTCTTGGTCTGTGTAAAATGGGCCAATAGCAAAACCAGCCGCGGCCGGCGAATCCGCCCAGCAAACTAAAACCATATCTCCATAAGGTGGATTTGGAGTAGCTTTCGGTGGAGCCTGCATGCCCCAACCATTTCCACCAAAGGGTCGATTTAATGGCAACCACCCAGTCTCGACTACTGGATTGGTTCGGCCAGACTTTTCATTCGCAGTAGATTCTGGTTCCAGTCTGACTCTGACTGAGTAGTTTCTTGGATCAAAACTCGTAATATACCCGACTTTTGAAACCGGAATACGTTTCATCACCGCCTCTGTGGCGATGTCTTGGATTAGAGAATAAAAATCTAATGTCTGAATCATCGGCGTGAGGTATACCTTTGCCCGTGGGTTTTCCGATTAACTCTCAACTCACCCTGGTTAGGCAAACACAATCCAGTCAGAGTTGCTTGCCACCCAGAATCCACACCCATCATCCACTCGACATGGATGATTCGGTATTTGTCAAAATCAAACTCTGTTCCTGTGTTGGAAATGGTCATGACATTCCTAGGAGTCTGCAAAATATACCCAGTGGT